TAATGATTAACTATACTGACCAGCAATTAGCTGAACAGATAGGTGTAATAGGTTATTATGCTAAGATATTATTGAATTTGAAAGAACAGAATTACTATCCTCCACGTTATACCTATTGCGATAAGTATAATGGTTGCATGTATCGACGTGATATATGTGAATCAAATCCTGATGATAGAGAAAGAATGATTCAGTTGCATTATAAGGTTGGTGAAAGTTGGGATCCTACTAATCCTGATGATGAAGATTAATTATTTGAATAATGTAGAGATGATTAATATGATTGTATATACTAAACACGAAATGCCAATTAACTATGTCGGCCCAGCTAATATATTTAATGCGCCGAAAAACAAATATGAATTCGTGATAACTAAAATTTTAAGAGTAGCTACAAGAGAAGAATACATAAATCACATAAAGGAATGTAGACAGGAACAATTTATAAAGAGTAGTGTTGATAATCCTATATACAACTTTTATGAAGTAGAAGTATTAGATTAGTCATGAGCGAAGATAATTATCCAACTAAACAAGAAGTAGAAGATAAAGTAGCTAATGCCACATTTTTCTTAGAAGAACTGCTCGGTCAAGATTATATACCTATATTACTTATTATGTGTTGTCGTATGGCACTAAAACATTCACTTGACATTCACTGGGTATTGGCAACAATTCAAACAGGATACTATAATGAATTACCGCCAACGAATACAGATGATAACGGAGATGTTAAGTTTGATTCTTAGTAATGTCATATATCCAATTAGAAGTTATATAGAGAACTGGAATCACCGTAACGATTTAACTATACCGCAATTAAAGAAGGTAATAGGAGTAAATAAATCATGTCACCATCAATGAATGATTTTAAACTTAATGCATTTAGTTATATGTTGAAAGGTGAAGTAGGAACACGTAAGTCAACAGCAGCATTATCATTTGCATTAGCAGAATCAAATAGAAATCCTAAAGCAGCACGGCGACAATACTGGTTCAGTCAAGATAAGAAAATGGGTAGTATTGTATTGCCATCTAAATTATGGGGTGTGAATCTAGTTAATCTTGATTATGACAATTATAAAGACTATGCGGCTATGGAAACAAAGCTAAAAGCTTTACAAACTAACTGTCCTTATGATGATATAATACTTGATAGTATCACATCAACTGGTGATAGTATTAACATGCAAACTAGAGAATTAAAAGCTGGTACTACTAGAGTAGATGGTTCTGAAAAGGGTAAGAAAATAGGCGGTATTGAAGTTGATGGATTAGAAGATTATAAAGCAGAAGCAGCTGCATTTACAGAAATTACAGCTATACTAGAAGATATTAAATTATTCTTTAACGTGAACATTATATTTGTTGCTCACGTTATTGGCACGCGTACACCTGAAGATAAAGCACAAAACACACATTTTGCCCGAATTATTGTTACAGGTGGTAAAGCTATCAGCGCAAAGATACCTGCATATTGCGAAGAAGTTTATCATTTCAATGTGAAGGGCGCAATAGATACTTCAAAGGAGGGTGAATATGCTTGTGTAACGCAACATACAGGTGATGATTTTGCACGTACTTGTTTACCATTAACAAAGGAGATTGTATTCAATAACAGACCACTATATGTGGATTTCATTCAACCAGCTATCAAGAAATTGATAGAACAAAAACCTATCACTCGTTTCTAAAATACCAAAAAGGTGTAAAAAATCATGATTGAATTTACAGACCGTGATATTAAACGCGGCACAGTTGTTGAACCAGCATGGTATCGTGTAAAGATTGATTCATTGGAGAAAGCAGTATCAGCTAAGGGTGATAGTACGAATTACAAGTATGAAGGTACTATTATTTCTAATGCGGATAATGGTTCCGATGCTTTTGCTGGTGTTCCCACGCCATATTGGAATTTCAATTCTAAAGCTATTGGCTTTATGGCTGATTTCTTTAAGGCGCTTGGACAAGAAGTTAAAGCTGGTAGTAGATTTGATGAGAACAATGCAGTAGGTAAAGAGCTGGATGTTTTCATTGAAAATGCACCGTTTGAAGGCAGGACGGTTAATCGTATCAATCACAAGTATCGTTTGCCTCGTGAATCAGGTGTAACTGCTTAATTAGTAATGATTAGGTGAGGTTAATATGTCAAGATGGGTATTAATCTCATCTAATCCCCATAATTGGATATATCATACGTTTATAAGTGTAGATAACAAAGGAAATAAAATGCCTGAAGAAAAAGAAGTTAAGAAAACACCTGAGATTGATTTTAAAGAAGATGATGCATCAGGTAATGATATTGATGCAACTGATGATGAAGATGAAAATGCAACTGATGTTGAGGATGACGCAGACAATAAGTAACTGTCACGATAGTTATGATATGTTTATATGCGTATCATAACAGCGTGCTAAAGTTATAGACGTTAGTAAGCTATAACCTAGCGCTAATATCGTGTTCATATAGGGTCATGGAAATTCAATCACCTTATATGATAAGTAATATGCCTCTCAGTGGCGAATTGTGTCATCTTTAACATAGGGTGCGGTCCTGCTATGTATCTTACGAGATTAATTAGCAGGGCCGTACCCACCTTTAATAACTAATAGGTGATGTATGGAAAAAATTAAAATTTGGGATAGATTAGAAGAAATTAAAATGAGAAATTTACATCAAATTCAATCAGCAATATCTAAAGACGAAATAGATTTAAGAATACAACAGATACAAGAAGATTTAGTAACTATCACGCTTTATTTACAACGATTAATTGCACCCTTAGAATAATCACATAATCGTCCATGCATTGCTGTTACATATGAATGATGCCATCTATATTAGACATACCAGACATAATAAAACAATTTAAATCTGAAAAAAGATGGCGTAATAGATGTCTATTACTAGAGATTATTCATCTGTCTATGATTACTAATGATAATGACTGGACTATTAGACAAACAGCTCGCATGTTAAAACTATCAGTAGGACAAACAGCAGAGAATTTAAAACTTGCTAGAGCGATTCATGACATTCCTGAAATCAATGAATGTATAAGTAGAAATAGTGCATTAAAACTGATGAGGTCAAAAATATGAACGGTAAAATTCACTCAATTCCTAGTAAAGACGGTGTAATGCGTAATTTCTGTTTCATTAAAGGAGATGATGGTAAAGATTATTTTCTGCATGAATCAGAACTATTCGAGAAGTGGCATGATTTAAAATTAATGCTTGCAAAGAATGCAGCAGTATCAGTAGTATTTGAATTTACTGAAACAGAAAAGGGTAGACGTGCGGTAGGTTGTCAACTATTAGGTGATTAATTATGATATTAACATGTAAAGATTTTGCTGGTCAATGTTGTGTTACTTGTCATTTAGAAATGGGCTTAAATAGATTACAAAATATAATAGAAATATTTGATGACGGTAATAAAATATTTGCACGAGTATGCTGTACTAAAGAATCACAAGCATTATTGCGTAGAGATGGTATTACCGAACCTATTGAAAACAAATGAACATATATGTTCCGGGTTCGGGGAATGCTTATGCACGTATTGCTATAATAGGCGAAAGCCCGTCATATGAAGAAGAAATTGGTTTAAAACCCTTCATCGGGCCTAGTGGTAGAGAATTAGATAGATTACTTAAGGATGCTGGTATTAATCGTAATGAATGCTGGCTAACTAATGCCTGTAAGTTCATGATACCACCTAATAGTAAAAGTGGTAAGAAGATACCATTTCTTAATCGTACTATGTCAGTTAACATAGACATGGACAAACAGATAAATGAATTAAGAAATGAGTTATATCAATTACCTAATCTTAATCTAGTCATATGTTTAGGTGGCACAGCTTTATGGGCAATGACAGGTCTTAAATCTATTAAAGGTTATAAAGATGATGGTAAGCCTAAATACAAGCCAGCAGGTGAGGGTATAATAGAAGATTATCGTGGTTCTATACTATTAGGTATGGGTAAGAAAGTAATAGGTACATACCATCCAGCATTTCTTTTACATCAAGGTGGCGATGGTGGTGGTGGTTATTGGAATAGACAGGTAATGGTTCATGACTTAAAAAGATGTAAGGAACAATCTACATTTCCTGAAATAAATTTACCATCAAGAAATTTATATGTATGCACGTCATCTGCTCAATTACAAGATTTCATAGACCGTAATAAGAAAAATGATAAGCCAGCAGTAGATATAGAGGCTCATCCTGATGGTAGTGGTATTCCTATTTGCATTGGTTTTTCTTTTAATCCTAATGAAGGTGCCACTGTTCCTTTATGGAATTCGAGTGGTATTAGTAATATTCCTAGTAGTGACCTTGCTCAAATGTGGTATCTTACTGCTAAGTTATTGGCAGAAAATGAAATAGTAGGTCAAAATTTTAAGTATGACCAAGATAAAATTAAGCGACTTGGATTCATTATTAAAAGGCTTTGTTCAGATACCATGCTTAAAGCCTTTGCCATTAATCCTGAATTGCCAAAGAATCTCGCCTTCAATACAAGCACGTATACTCTTGAACCGTTCTATAAAAATGAAGGAATGTACGAAGGTTCGATACAAGATTTATTCATCGGTTGTTCACGTGACTCTTGCGTTACAAAAGAAATAGATTTAGCTATGGACCCTGACATAGATAAGTTAGAGATGCGAGATTATTATGAGAACTACATAATGAAGCTACATGATTTATACATGGGTATAGAGAATGAAGGTTTCTATGTAGACGAGGAAAAAAGAGAATTTCTATTACGTAAATATATTAAATGGTCTGAGCAACTAGCAGTCGATAGATTTTATTTAGCGGGTGGTCAAGATATTAATTGTCAATCATGGAAACAAGTAAGACATTTCTTATATGACCATCTTAATTGTCCTGATAGAGTAGGTACAGGTGAAGAAGTATTAACTGCATTATATAATATAGTTAAGAAAGATAATCAGAAGAAGGGTATAAGTAACGTATTAGATGCTCGGCGCGTTGAAAAAACAATAGGCAACTATCTCATGGCCCTGCCTGATTATGATGGTAAAATGAAGTCTACTTATTATCTATGTTTAGATACAGGTAGAACATCAACAGGATTACTAGAAGCACCTATACGTCCTACATTACATTATAAAGATGCAACAACAGGTAAGCAAAAAGAAAAATCAATAGGTACTGCATTTCAGACCATGACTAAACATGGTGATATAGGACAAGATGTTAGAAGTATGTATGTACCTGATAAAGGTTATTGTCTTATCAATATAGATAGTTCGCAAGCAGAAGCACGAGTAATATTCAAACTAGCTAATGAAGATTTATCTCTATTCGATAATCATGACTTACATGCCTTAACAGCATCATGGTTCGTAGGTGGTACTGAAGATGATTGGTCTAAGAAAAAGTTAGGTTATGAACATCCTAATCGTTTCTTAGGCAAAACATTACGACATGCAGGCCATTTAGGTGCTAAAGCTAAACGTGCAATGATAGAAGTCAATACACAAGCAAGAAAATATAAGATACCTGTAGAGATTAAAGAATCAGATGCAGAAATGGCATTACAAATATTCCATGCTAAACAACCTAGTATTAAAAGAGTATTTCAAAATGGTGTTATTGAAGCGCTCGATAAAAACCGCCGTCAATTACGGGCGGCTATACCGTATGGAGTTGATAGTAAAAGGGCACCAGTCCGTACATTTTTTGAAAGACACGGAGACGAATTATTTCGTCAGGCATTTAGTTATATTCCCCAGAGAAGTGTTAGTGATAATACTAAAAACGCCGCTTTACGAATTAAAAAGGAAATACCCGGAGCTAGAATCATTGTCGAGTCGCATGACAGTTTAACTTTTATGGTGCCTATTAATGAAACGAAATTATACGTTCCCATTATGAGAACAGAAATGGAGCGGCCTATTGATTTTAGTGATTGCTCATTACCAAGAAGTCCATTAATCATACCATCAGAAGTAGAGATAGGTGATAATTATCAGGAGTTTAGGAAGTATAAATATGAATGATGATTTCAAAAAAGATATATGTGATGATTGTGGTAGACCTTTTACATATGATAACGAAATAGTCATAGATAAACAGACAGCAGAACAATTACAACTAGTATTAAATCATCAATATATTAGCCATAAAAAATATCCCCTCGTTCATGATTTATTGAAGAGCATAGATAAGTTTATTAAATGAACTTCATCCAAGAGGTCATGGATTCTACCGCGGAATTAGAGAGTCCACGTAATTTTTGGTATTGGTCTGCTTTAGCCTGTATATCGGCTGTAGTAATGGACAACGTGTGGTTGCCTCGCGGCGAAATGGAAGGTAGCGATGCCACATTTTATAATACATATCCAAACATCTATGTGATGCTACATGCTGAGTCAGGATTAAAGAAAGGACCACCTGTTGCATTAGCTAAAAACTTAGTGAGGAAAGCCTGTCCTCATATGCCTAGAATTATATCTGGTAGAAGTAGTATACAAGGCATGTTGAAAGAGATGGGCACATCATATAGTTTGCCTGGTGGTAAGATAGTTAATAAGTCAGCAGCATTTATAGCATCTAGTGAATTCACATCATCTATAGTAGAAGATAGAGCTGCTATGACTATCTTAACTGATTTGTATGATAGGAATTGGAATGAAGATGACTGGAAAAGTTTACTCAAGATGGAGCAATTTACGCTTAAAGACCCGGTCCTTACATTGTTGGTTGCAACTAATGAAGCACATTTTGACGATTTTATTGTTCTTAAGGATGTACATGGTGGTTTTATTGGTCGTATGTTTGTTATTGCTGAGCGCGAAACTGCTAACTTTAATCCTCTCATAGAGAAGTTAAAACGAGTTCCAGATAAAGCAAAACTAGCTGATTGGCTTAGAAATCTCTCAGCATTAAAAGGTCCATTCCAATCATTAGCTGGCACAAGTGCTGGTAAGTTTTATCACGAGTGGTATATGGATTTCTATAATACTATACGTACTCAGCGAATACGTGATGATACGGGTACAATACAAAGGTTCGGGGAAAGCGTATTAAAAGTAGCCATGCTTCTATCAATGAGTCAATCACCTGAATTAGTAATAGATATGCCAACTATGGTAGAAGCTGTTAAGCAATGCGAAACACTTATTGGTAACGTAAGAAGAACTACAATGGGTAAGAAAGGAGCAGCTACTAATCTACAACTTAAAAACTTAATGATAGAGGAATTACTTAATCGTGACCCACATGCCATTAGTAAAGATGTGGCAATGAAAAAGTTTTGGATGCATTATAATGTTACTGAAGATTTCGTTGCGCTTATAGGTGCCTTGTTTGATGCTGGCACTATAACAATAGAAAATTGGGGTAATACTGTAATGTATGTTATGAATGACAAACAAGTAGAAGAATTAAAAGCATGGCACGCTGCTAAAAAAGGACAGGGTTAATTATGAAAATTGATACATATAGAGACCAAAAAGATTCAACATTAACAATTACTATTGCTGAATATACACTTCATTAGAGAGAAATATTAGTAGATATTTAAATGAAACAGTATCATACGCACTAAGAACTACTGTTGACAAAGCAATTCATGAAAAACATGGTGAAATACTTAATGAAGTAGATAAACAAATTTTTAGTGATGAAACTAAAGAGTTAATTAAGGAATTAATCCGTAAAAGATTAGATGCTGCCTTAACTGAACATATTAATGATATGCTTAGTAAAGAAAAACAGAAGGGACAAGGTTAAAATGACTATTAGAGAATTGCTATCATTGATACTATCATTTAATTATGTCAATGGAAAAACTGCTGCAGATTTAGGTTATGTAAATGCTGGTACTGATAAACGTGTAGGTGGTTCACTAGGTAAATTTGCTGGTCAAATTCAATCAGGTTTATCCTTCAAGTCAACTACTAAACCTGTAAAGAGTGTAGAGAAAATTGGCGGTATATGGATAGAGACAGCAGAAGCACCTAATGGTAGACAACATATTTCAATAGCAGTTAGGAGAGATAAAACACATTGGTTAACTGTTCGTTTTGGTTGGCGTTATGATGGTAATTGGGGTGATAGCGGAACTGTTGGATATAATCC